TCCAATGATGAATCCTGAAATTGACCAATTTGTTAATTTTTTTAAAGACATTGAATCTATAAAGTTAATAACCAACGGAAGTATAAGAAATAAAGATTATTTTGCAAATTTAGCAACTCATAAGAACCTACAAGTTACTTTTAGCATCGATGGACTTGAGGATACTAACCACATTTATAGAATAAATTCTAACTGGAATAAAACTATTGCTAATGCAAAAAGTTTTATCAATGCTGGCGGTAATGCAACATGGAAATATATAATTTTTAAACACAATCAGCATCAAGTTGATGAAGCACGACAGTTAGCATCAGAACTCGGATTTGTAAATTTTCAAACACAACACTCTAACAGAAACTTTTGGGGAGACAGTATCTGGCCTGTGTATGTAGACGGCAATTATCAATACGATTTAGAAATAACTGATATAATGGCACTTGACTTACCAACAAAAAGTCACGACAAAGCAAATAGTATTAATAATGATAATACTAACTTTAAGAGTCCTGAATGCAATGGCTGGATGGATACTGGTAAATTGTATGTAAATTACTTAGGACATCTGTTGCCTTGTTGTATGACTTCTGGAGTTACGTGGAAAGATACTATATCTGACCGGTTATTTAGAAAAATAATTGGTAACATCGACGATATAAATTTAAACATACATAATATTAGTGACATTGAACAATCAGATTTTTATAGATTTAGATTATTTAATAGTTGGAACAGTGTTAAAACCTGCCATAATCTCTGTGTAGGATATTGTTCTAATTCACTAAATACCAGTGTTGAACAAACTGGATAAGTATCACTATGAAACTATTTGAATTTTATGAAGCACCTCCAGAAGGTTACCAGGATCAAGAAGATGACAACAGTGTCCCTCAACTTGGAGAATTGCGTAAGACAAAACTTACATTGAAGCAGATATCAAAACTGCGTAAGATGTATGATATGCGTAACTACGAAAGAAAAGAAGACTTGTCAAAGATACAAGCTCAATTCGCACCACCACCACCGGCAATGTAATAATTTCTTTAGTATAAAGAAATATTCATTTTATACCCATTTTACCCCTATAAACTACCAGTATTTGACAAATATGTTAAGTACTTTACAGACACGACTTTGGAGAAGAAATAATGAATAAATTTGAACAATTAATAGAATATGTCATCAATGATGACGAAGCAAATGCAAAAGCACTTTTTCACGAGATAGTCGTTGATAAGTCTAAAGACATTTATGAAGAGATCATGGCTGAAGAAGAAGTCATGGAAAAACAAGGATACAAGGACCGTGAAGATGAGCATTTAGGTGCTAAAGACGGTGCTGAGTCAGGCAAGAAACAATCCATGAAAGATCGTAGAGATGACGAAATGGGTAAAGAAGGAAAGCGTGACAAAGATAACGACAACGATCAAAAGATTGATGAAACAGATTTAGGTGGATCACAAGTTGACGGTCTAATTGACGACATCGAATCAGAAGAGCAAGGTGCAACTTTCGAAGACGAAGAAGAAGAAATCGAAATGATTGACATTGACGTTGATGACAATGGCGGCGAAGAAGAATTAGAAGACCGTGTAGTTGATATCGAAGACAAATTAGACGAACTAATGAGTGAATTTGAAGAACTAATGGGTCAAGTTGATGACAACAGTGACGACATTGACGGCGAGCAAGATGAGATTGATGGTATCGAAGGAGATCTTGACGGAGAGCAAGACGAAATTGATGGAATGCAAGATCAAATGGACGAGCCAATTGATGTTAATGTTGAAGTAGAAGGTTTTAATGAGAACGTAGATTTAGTTCCAGCACCAAAGCCAGTAACAACTTCACCAGCTAGTAAGTCACCATATGCTGCAAACTCAGGTCAAAAAGGAATGGATGCACATCCAGTAAACTTTGACGATGGGAACAAAGGCAAAGAAGGTCGCCCAACACCAAAATATGTTAGTCAAGACAACACAACGAAGCCTGACGTTAAGCCAGCTCCTAAGCCTGATTTAGCACAAGCATCTGGTGTTAACACCAAAAGTGTTATTGATTAATTAGTTAGGGACCGAGTATATGGGACAGCTATACCTAAGAGAAAACCTTACTTTTGAAGCCGCAAAGATGACAATCTCTGAAGGCGAAGAAAATGGTAAGAAGTCTCTCTACATGGAAGGAATCTGCATACAAGGTGATGTTAAGAACGCCAACGAACGTGTTTACCCAGTGAGGCAGATTGCAGAAGCAGTTGATACACTTAACGAACAAATTAAAGTTTGTAGCGTTCTTGGTGAAGTAGATCATCCAGATGACCTTAAAATTAATTTAGACCGTGTGTGTCACATGATTACTAACATGTGGATGGACGGACCAAACGGTTACGGAAAACTAAAAATTCTTCCAACTCCAATGGGCGAGCTAGTGAAAACTATGCTACAGTCTGGCGTGAGATTGGGAGTATCGAGTCGTGGATCAGGTAATGTTGATCCACATAATGGACATGTCAGTGACTTTGAGATTGTCACTGTAGATGTGGTCGCACAACCTAGTGCCCCAAACGCATACCCAAAAGCAATTTATGAAGGAATGATGAACATGAAATATGGACATCACATTTTAGAAATGGCTAGGGAATCTGGGAAGAGCGGCAAAATACAAAAGTACCTGAAGGATGAGGTTTCTCGTCTAATCAGGGACCTAAAGATTTAGGAGAATCGCATGTTAGATGCTATTAAACCACTACTAGATAGCGATCTTGTTAACGAAGATACTCGCCAAGCTATTGCTGAACAATGGGAAGCAAAATTGGTAGAGGCTAAGGAAACAGTACGTAGTGAACTTCGTGAGGAGTTTGCACAACGCTATGAGCACGATAAGACTGTGATGGTAGAAGCCCTAGATAAAATGGTAACAGACGGCCTTGCAACTGAAATTTCTCAAATAAGTGAAGAGAAAAAAGCACTTGCAAACGATCGTGTGAAGTTTAACAAGTCAATGACAGAAAATGCTAACAAGTTTAACGGCTTTTTAGTACAAAAACTGTCAGAAGAACTACGTGAACTACGCAAGGATCGTATATCATCAAAAACTGGTTTTGAGAAATTAGAATCATTTGTTGTTGGTGCATTGGCTGAAGAAATCAAAGAGTTCGCATCTGATAAGAAAGACTTAGTGGAAACTAAAGTTAGACTTGTTAGAAATGCACGTGGACAACTTGATAATCTAAAGAGCAAATTTATAAAAGAATCTGCTAAGAAGATGTCTTCAACTGTTTCTACGCATCTTAAGGCTGAAATGGGCCAACTAAAAGAAGACATCAAATCTGCTCGAGAGAACAATTTTGGTCGTCGTATCTTTGAAGCATATGCTACTGAATTTGGTGCTACTCATTTAAATGAAAATGCAGAAGTACGTAAATTGAATGCAGCTGTTGTTAGAAAAGATAAACAGTTAGCCGAAGCTATCAAAATTCAACATCAAGCTAAGAAGCTTATTGAGAATAAGAACCACCAGATTAAAGTCATTAAAGAAGCCAATGAGCGTGATGCTACATTGGACGAACTTCTGTCTCCTCTAAACGATGAGAAGAGATCTGTGATGACTAGTCTACTTGAAAACGTTCAAACATCTCGTTTGAAAAACGCTTTCGAAAAATATTTGCCAGCCGTGTTAAGTGAAGCAAAGGCAGTTAAAAAAGCTACTGCACTTACTGAACAAACTGGTAACAAAACTGCAAAGGTTGTAAAGAACGATGATAACGCTAATAACGTTATTGAACTTAAACGCCTAGCAGGGCTTTAAAACTAAAAGAAAAAGGAGACAGAAATGTCACAAGAACTACTAGAAAACAGATGGAGTGAGACCAAGGAAGCCCTCCTAGAAGGCTTACAAGGAACTCGTCGCTCTACAATGGGTGTTGTTTTAGAAAACACACGCAAGCACTTAGCTGAGAATGCAACTGCAGGATCAACAAGTTCAGGTAACATTGCAACACTAAACAGAGTTATTTTACCTGTTATTCGACGTGTTATGCCAACAGTTATTGCTAACGAATTAGTTGGTGTTCAGCCAATGACAGGTCCAGTTGGACAAATTCACACACTAAGAGTACGTTATGCTAACGCAATGACTGATAACTCAATTGCCGCAACATCAACAGTTGCTGGTGAAGAAGCGTTATCACCATTTAAGATTGCACAAGCATACTCAAGTGCAACAACAGTTGCAGCTGGTGTAGTAGCAGCAGCTCAAGCATCATATGCTGGCGCAAATACTGCAATACTTGAGGGATCAGGTGGACGTAATATTTCAGTTCAGATCTTAAAGCAAACAGTTGAAGCAAAAACTCGTAAGCTACAAGCACGTTGGACTTTTGAAGCAGCTCAAGATGCACAAGCAATGCACGGCATCGACGTAGAAGCAGAAATCATGGCCGCATTGGCTCAAGAGATTACTGCTGAAATCGATCAAGAGATTCTTTTATCTCTACGTACATTAGCAGCAACTGAATTCACATACAACCAGGCTGCAGTATCAGGTACTGCTACTTTCGTTGGTGATGAACATGCCGCTTTAGCAGTATTAATAAACAGAACAGCTAACTTAATTGCACAACGTACAAGACGTGGTGCAGGTAACTATGCAGTTGTTTCCCCTGCAGCATTAACAGTTTTACAATCAGCTACAACTTCAGCTTTTGCTAGAACAACAGAAGGTACTTTTGAAGCACCAACAAACACTAAGTTTGTAGGTACATTAAACGGTACAATGAGAATATTCTGTGATAGTTATGCAAACGACGCAACATCAGTATTAGTAGGATATAAAGGCGCATCAGAAACTGACGCTCCAGCTTTCTACTGTCCTTATGTACCGTTGATGAGTTCAGGTGTTGTCTTAGATCCGGCATCATTTGAGCCAGTAGTAAGTTTTATGACTAGATATGGTTATATCGAGTTAACAAACACTGCGTCATCTTTTGGTAACGCTGGTGATTACTTAGGTGAGATTGCTATTACTAACTTGTCTTTCTCATAAGACTACAAAAACTTATATAAAACAGGTCCTTCGGGACCTGTTTCTTTGACTGAACTTCCTACAAACGTAAATACTCATATGGAACATGTATACTATAATGACAGAATTGGAAAAATACCAGTTCAACTTACTCCTCTGTTGTTAAAGTGCAAGCAATCAACTTTGTTTGTTTGTATTAATATGAAAAGTATTAGTGAAATAG